GCAGATGGTCCAATTGGGTCTCTAAATGTAACATTTATTGTGTTCCATGTAAATCTACCAGCTACATAAGTAGATGTATTAAGGAACGGCACTTCCACAGAATTAATTGTTACTTGTGGTCTAGATGTACTTTCTACATACCATTCATTAATTCCCAAAGATGAATCGAATCTTAAGATAAACCTATTCTTTTTCTTTGGTTCATAAGGTATAGGCATTTTCATTAATAAGTCAGCCATATCTTTTTAATTTTTAATTTTAGTTTTTTATTATATCTATAAATATACGGGTAATGAAAAAAATGTTTTAATTTAGTTGTTTTACTATTATTTTATTAATCTCACCTTCCGATGTATCATAAACTACAAAATCTACTTGTGGAAATTCTAGTTGTAATACTTCTTTTATAAAATCTGTAATAGCATTTATATTACCTAAATCATCATCACTAAACCCAATAGATAATTTATTATATTCTGTACCAACCATTTCTTTAGTCTTCTGTACTATTTTAGTTACGTAATCTCTTAATGCTATTTTTTTATTTTCTTCTGGGTTTAAAGCACTTTCGTTATCCAACCCAAACTTTTCAGCAAATATGTTTGAAGTTACGGGGTGATAGTCTTGTGAATCTAAATAAGTACTCAACGTAGTCTCAATGTTTTCACCATCTAATTCTGGATATTCTTGTTGGATATTATCTATCATAGTGTTTAATTCGTCTTCATTTAAAATGTAGGAAATTACCAAATCCATTCCTTTTCTAAGAGTCTCTGGTTTATGTCCTCTAGCTGTAATTATTGATATTGGATTAGCATATAATAAAGCTTCTTTAAATTTTTCAAATGACGGAGCGAAAGACTTCGTATCCAAAGCAGTTTTTAAATCCACCATAAACGTATCATCGTCTATAAAACCATTAAATGAATCATCAGTTAATTTAAAATTTGTGTTGTTTCTTATTTTTGCAAACTCCTCAGTACTAACCTCAATATTTTTCCACCCATCAGGTGTTCTCTCTAACAATTTAATCTTGGTTGGCATATTCATAATATTGTCATCCCAATCAAAAGAGTAAGCTCTCACATTTTTTTGTGGTAGCTCATCTTCTTTTATTAAAGATTTAAAAACTTCTAACTGTTTATTGGTTATTATAATATCTCTACTCATATATAATAAATATGAATTAATTTTGTTTATTCACTTATTTTAATTATCTTTGTACTATGAATAATTTATTAAAGTTACTGGTAGTTATATTTTTTGTTTCTTGTGAAAAAGAAACCTTTGTAATACCGTGTGATAATACATACCCAACCACACAAAACCCAAGTAATTATATAGAAGATAATTTTATCGATGGGTGTTGGTTATTGATGGATGGTGAAATGTACTTAGAAAACCTAGAAACTACCGAATTGAGTGTTATAAACCACTTTAGTGATAGTGATAGTAGTAGTCTAAGGTATGAAAGTAGTATGTATGAGTTCGAAGAACTAATTAAAAATTACACTAACTGGTGTTTTCATTTACCGTTAAGTATTCCAGGGATGGGTGATTTTGTTTTAAATAACGACACCCTACAACCATATGGTTTATCTACCACAGTAAATAATATGACAATCACAGAACCTTTGGTTGGTTCTTATTTATTACTTGGTGGTTCGGGTAGACCGGTTTTATATGAAATTTTAGATTATAATGATGAAATTATTATGGTTACCATACAGGAATCATATGAAAATATCCATGGTTATAACCACAGATATTATTCTAAATTAAAGTTTAAAAAACAATAAGTTACTATATCCTTGATATTGGTTTGATGATTTGTTTCATCTTTTCAATATCCTCTTGGATTAGTTTTTCTTTTTCTTTTTCAGACTCTTCTATGTTTTTTGAATCATGTATGTGGTCGAAATGCATATCGTCTTCTAAATCTTCAATATGGTCTTCACTACCACCATCATGTTTTAAATCATAAAGTTCTTTATCGTCGTGACCTTCATCCCTACCATAATTCATAGCTTCATCATGACCAGAATCTTCTTTAACTTCTTTAGCTTTAGCTTCTTTAGATGCTTTTTTCATAGATTCTTTCTTATCCCCATCACCATCAAGGTCTAAAAAATCAGGTTTTGCTCCTTCTTCCATTTCAGTTTCATCTAACTTTATTTCTTGCCATTGCTCTTCAATAACCTTTAAAACTCTATCTAACTGTCCTTCACTAATAATTACATTTTGTTTTTTCCCATCAGTAAATGTTTTTTCACCAGTAGACTGCTTTTTTAAAGACTCAACCAATATTTTTTTTGTAAATTTCATATCACTATTTTATTATAAATACTATATATCCTCAAAAGAAGCCCCCGTAGGTGTTATCAAGAACTCAACGAATATATACTCTAAAGCTCTTGTTGGCTTAATGTATATCTTACCATTCATTTCATTTCTATCTATTTCTTCTGGGTCATTTGAAAGTACAACTCTAAAGTCTGTTAAACCTCTATCTCTCCTAATCGAGTCTAAGATTGGGTTTACTAAGTCTAAGAACTGTTGTCTAACCACGTCATCATTTTGTTCGAATATTAATCTTACTGCTACCGCTGAAATTAATTTTCTAGTTTGTAGTAATAATCTTCTTACATTGATTCTATCCAAAGCAGACTCTCTAATCTGTAGTGTTTTGTTACCCCAAATAATTGGTCCCGTATCACTAAATGTAGCGATTGGGTTAAGTCTACCAACATATAAAGTGTCTCTTTCATCTAAAGTTAATTTCTTTCTTGCTTTAACTGCGTTAACTAAACCTCTTGTATAACCTGCCGATGCGAACCATGGGAAAGAAATATTATCTGTTAAAGCTATATTTCTCATAACCTCTGCTGTTGGTGGTATGTAGAGTTGTTTGTTATTTGCTGCGTCTCTAATCTGAACCCAAGGATAGTAAGTCGCTGTATAGTTAGAGTCTATTAAAGAATCTTCTACATTATCTACCGCTTCATCAGGTGTTACTTGATTTGCTGGGTCAGAATTTGTTGTTACAAACATGTTGTAATCTGGTGTTGTTGTTATATATAATGAATCAGCTCTATCAGTTTCTACCATATCTATAGACTCATTTACTAAACCTAAATTATCCACGTAGTCAATTCCCGGTGTTGCAAATACATTAATATCTACAGATTCTGGATTACTAAATTCATTTATACCTCTTAGGTAAGCGAAATAATCTGTATTAGCTTCTGTTGTGTTAAGTTTTTTAAATGAACCATCTCCAGTTGCTGTAGGGAAATCTGCACTAGTACAAGCTCCGTTTAAGAAACCTGTAAGTCCCATTCTATAGTCGTCAGTATTAGACCTAGTTTTTCAATAAATGTCCAACCCATCAAAACCACCATGAGGTGCTATTGTAAATTTACGTGACCTCAACGATTTATAAGGTTCAGTACTTAATGTAGGTTCTGTATTAAATTGTCCAGCACCTACATCAAAAATAGATTCACCATTTAATGTTGTAGATGACCAGTTTAAATAAGTCCCTACACCACCTATCACTACTGTAGCTCCAGAATCCATATGGAATCCTTTAGTTATCACATCCCATTGTGAACCAGCAGTTCCTGTACAAATGTTTGTCGGTGGTAAATATCCTTTAAAGTCAAAGAAATCTGCGTCATATCCAGCTCCTGTACTATTAGAAACACCTAAGTAAACTTTACTAACTTTGTCACCACCACTTCTTATTACATTATTACCAGTAGTTGAACCATAAGGTGGGTCAAATACTATTTCACCTGGGTTTAAGTATTTTGTTTTGTATACTATTTTTGGGTTTACACCACAATTACCATATCTTCTAAATCTGTAACCCTCAAAACCAGCTGGTAAAGAACCAGTGTATGTACCATCTAGTAAAGCTTCTGTTGGGTATAACATGGTATATTTGGACCTTAACTCGAATTCACCAGTAGAAGTACCTATTTTTCTACCAACGAAAGATACCTTAGTTGGGTCTAGACTACATCTAGTAAATTTCTCTAATACAACTGGATTTGCGTCAGTATCATAGAAATCTCTTACAATTATATCAAATTCAGCTCTTTCAAACGAAAGATTAACTATAGAAACTTTATATTCTCTATTTGCTGCTGTACCATCAGATATAGAAACAAATTTAAATAATCTAAACACATCACTACCTTGTAATTCAGATACTACGTAAGGTGTTTCAGGTGTTTCCCATTGATTCATGTACCAAGCTATAGTATTTGTGTTAACCGTTTCTCTCGCTGCCGGTAGATATTGTAAACAACACTGTAACCCCCTAACTTTACCTAATTTTCTACCAATATTAAGTATTGTTGGGTAAGCCTCCTCAACAAAAACAGGTACGTCAACTTGTTTTTTATCAAAAGGACTTCTACCGAATACTCTCGGTGCAAAATTCTGAGCTGTATTAGACATAGAAGTTTCAAAAGTATAAACATTACCTTCGTCAGTTCTTGCACTAATTCCAAACGTAGCAAATGGGTCTTCAAGTACCGCTTCATAAGCTCCACTACAATCAAATTCTAAATTACCTACTGTATCAGCACTTATCGCGTAAACTGGACCACCACTACCTAGAGAACTTAAACCTCTAGACCTAAATGTTAGAATATCCATACCATCCCACTCAGTATTAGCTGTTACTCCTTGATAATTTATGATGTCAAAAACAGCGTATCCAGATAAAACAACAATTGTACCACCAGTACTATCAAAAGTTGTACCAGTTGCTTGTTCCATCGGCTCTCCAAGTCCTGAGGTATAACCACTTGCGTATAATTGGTATGATAATCCACTGTATGTTGTACCAGTACAACATGAAGTACTTCCCGTATACTCAAATAATCCGTAATACCAAGGGTCGTTTTCATAAGAAGTTAGGTCACCACAATTAGTTGATAGTATGTTACTCACACTAGAACTAGTTCCTGTTGTTGAGTTTGCAAATGTAAAAGCTGATAGTGAGTCTGTTGTTAGACCAGTTGCTGTATTAGTTAAATATTCTGGTATACAACCATACTGATATATACTACCATCTAAGGCTACTGGTATACATGGGTCCACCCCATATGTACACCCACCAGTATCACCAGAAGATAAAGCGTCGTTAAATTGGGTATCACTACTAAGTATTATAGCGGACTGTGCCCAATTTAAAAATGATTGATTAAATGAAGAAAGTGTTGTACCGTCATTTAATGTAATAGTTTGTCCTGTTTCTGACCAAGAACCAAAATCAATACCTGTTAATTCTGAAGGTATACTTGTCCAGAACGGTGTTGTGAGGGCAGCACTTGTAAAAGCATCGGAACCAACTGTTGTACCAGAATAATAACTATCACCAGTAAGTGGTATAAAAAATGGTACTGTAGTTCCTGAAGAAGAAGTTAAAGCAGAATAAGAATGCTCAAGACCTGATGGTTCTAATTGACCTATTGTTTGTACTGACCAAGAAGGGCCCGCATCATAACCACTAAGACCCAATACTCTTGTTACGAACAATTGATTGGATTGACTTAAATATGATTTTGCGATATACCCCAACTCATACTTAGGGATTTGAGAATCCACATATAATTCTGGTGATGTTCCACCGAATCTAGTTACAAAGTCATCATAAGATGAAATATATATTGGTTCAAAGGCTGGCCCTTTTAAAGTTTCACCAACCAAACCTAATGTTGTAACACCAACACTTTGTGCTACAAATGTTAAATCTTTCTCTGATGTGTATACCCCAGGAGAAACAAATACCTTATTACCGTCTGCCATTTTATATTATTTTTTAAAAAATTATTTATTTTCGTTTACTATAAATACATCAGGTAATCACAAAAGTTACGTAGTAAAAGGGGATAATTTTATTGTTGTATGAAATTATTCATACTTTTTTCATACAATACCTTATTTATAGTAAAAACCCTTACCCTATGTCTTCACAAAGTAAAAAACAAAAAATTAAAAATCTTAAGATTAGTTTAGAGTCGCATAAATTACTAAAAGAATACTGTAAAAATAATGGACTAAAGATGTTTGCTTTTGTTGAACGATTAATAATTGAGAAGTGTAAACCTAATAAGGGAATATACATGGAATAACTATCTAACCAATCTTTCTTGTATAATTAATTTTGATGACGCCCCTGGATTTGTTTTAGTTATTGCTATTGTTAATGTGTCACCACCTTTTACTTGAATTGGGGTATCCAAAATAACCCCATTAATAATAAATGTGATTCCATCAATATTACTAGTTCTCATAACAGTAATATCATTTTTATAAACATATTGTATCGTCTTTACTGTGGTTCCAGCATCAAAATCAATAACAGTCCTAACCCTATCTGGATTCTCTTCCCCTAAATTCTTTTTTTCTCTTTTTCTATTTTGTTCATCAAAACCATATAAAACCAAACTTCTATTAATTGCCGGTTTAACCTCAAACTCTTCTTCGTCTAATAAAAACCCTTGTAATTGGAATTGGTAACTTTGTTGGTAGTATCTTCTGTCTTCTGTGTCTATTTTACTTTCATCACCTATCGATTGCATGACTATTGGAATGTAGTGTCCTTTTACAAAAGTATAAGCTTGTCTAGATGTAAACTTTTGTAGTGTTATTTTATTGAATGTATTCAACTCACGCATCCTATTACATACTATTTTTACATCATATATAATATCCACAGGTACTGGTTGAGGTATTGTGTATACATCATATCCTTTTCTATTACCGTCCCAAGTAGGTACTTTTGCATAATGAAATTGTTTTCTATCAGGTATTGTGTATTGTAAAGCTGGGTTAGTACCATATTGTACATCTGGATTTCTAACCACAACCACAAAAGGTAAATCTACGTTTTTATCTGAAGTACTAAATTGCCACGTCTGTGAAAACTCTGCCCATCTTTGTAACGTTAATATTCTATCTATAACATTTATTTTTTTACCATTACTTACCGTTTGTAATTCATTTTGTACAAAATCTAACATACCCCTATCCAAATCAGCGTGTAATAAAGATTTTGGTAAAAACGTACCATCATCACTAATTAAATCAAACAACTCTTTTCTTCTATTAGGGACCTCAACACCATTATATCCTTGTGGGTAGTGTGCTTGTATTGGTCTAGGAGCAATATTTAAATTCTTTTTTATTTTTTTAGGTAATGACATTATATTCCTTTAAATTCGTTTGGACTTACATAAGAACATGTAATTGTTCTGTAAAAAGCCTTATACCCACCTATTGTGTGTTTATTGTCTGATGTAACTCTACCATCATTAGTTACTGTATAATACCTCATCTTATCTTCTTTTTCTGGATAACCTATATAATCACCATAATTAATGTCGATACCCAACTCAACTAAATGTTTTAAGTAAACACCTAGTGTCATATTACCCGGTTCCAAATCTTTAACCAAACCATTAGCGTAACTATCTAATCGTGGTTCATCTATTTTAACATAAGCATTAAACTCTACTGGTGGTTTGTATCTAATTTCTTCAGGCCCAGCTTCTCCATAAACATCATCTACGTCTGACAGCTTTGAATCCACCCTAAATAACACCAAGGTAAAATGCATGTCACCGTGTAACCACTCCATTCCCATATTTTGCTCGAGGTCAAAATCTTCGGAACCAAAGAATTTTGATATCCTTGTAATTGGTATTTTTTTATTTGCCATATTAATGTATCCTTTTATTATAAATACAATTTGTCTTTCTTTTCTCTTTTTATTATATTTTTAATATGGAAAATTTCCCACCAGAAATTAAAGCTAAGAATTTATTAGCTGATTATAGTGGGGCCAATAACTACATTATAGGCCTCAAAAACAATATGCTTAATAGTAAAACATTTACACTTACACGTTCACAAGCAGACTATATTAATAAAAATTATAGTGAAAAACCTAAAGTTGTAAGGTTGTGGATGGAAATAGACGACTATCTAGCAAAAGAATATATGTCTACAAAATTTTTACAATCCCCACCTAAGACTATTTGGATTGAAAAATTACTTAGTGAAACTGAGAAAGCTTATCATGTTTGGGGTAAAGTAATAGAATCTGATTCACTAAACTCTTTTTGGGTACCTAAAAACCAAATTATCCCCAGGGATAATCCTGATATTAAAGTTGACTTTGGTGAGTTTTCTCATCGTCCACCGTTTGAACATCAAAAAATAGCCATAACCAAACTAGTGTCTAATAAAAAATATATATTAGCAGATGATATGGGTTTAGGTAAAACTAGCTCTGCTATTATGGCTAGTATAAGTTGTAAGGTAAAAAAAGTATTAATTATTTGCCCAGCATCCTTAAAAGTTAATTGGAAAAGAGAAATAGAAAATTATACTAATGAAACAGTAGGAATAGTAGAAGGTAAAAAATGGGTAGATGGTAGGTACGTTATTATAAACTACGATATACTTAAAAACTTTCACTCACTACCCAAAGACAAAGATAAGAAAAAACAAATTATGGAGTCTAAATTTGATTTGGTTATTATAGACGAAGCACATTATGTTTCTAATGGTAAAGCTCAAAGAACTAAATTGGTTAATAATTTGACCTCTAGAATAGATAGGTTGTGGTTATTGTCCGGTACCCCAATGACTTCTCGCCCCATGAATTACTACAACCTACTTAAGTTAGTGGGTTCAAGAGTGGCTAATAATTGGATTAACTATGTGAGAAGGTATTGTGATGGTAAACAAATTTTTAGGGGGTATAGAAAAGTTTGGTTAACTTTTGGTGCTACTAATCTAGAAGAATTACGTGATAAAACCAACGACAAAGTTTTAAGAAGACTAAAAGAAGATGTTTTAGATTTACCAGATAAAATAATAACACCAATTCATATGGAATTAAAATCCAAGACATATGAGGATGAAATGGGTGAATACTTGGACTGGCGTAGACAAAATAGAAATAGAGGCCTTTCAATCCAACTATCCAAACTCATGAAGGTAAGACAAATAATTGCAATAGAAAAAGTTAAAGAAACTATACAACTAATAGAACAATGTTTACAACAAGATAAAAAAGTTATTGTGTTTACTAATTTCACAGAACCTTTGATGTCTCTGCACGAAAAATATAAAAAAGAATCAGTAATTCTTAATGGTACAATGAAAAAAGAGGGCCGACAAGAAAGTGTGGACAGATTTCAAAACGACGATAAAGTCAAAGTTTTTATTGGTAATGTTAAGGCTGCTGGTGTAGGGATTACTTTAACCGCGGCAGAAGTTGTGATATTTAATGATTTGTCTTTTGTCCCATCCGACATGTCCCAATGTGAAGACCGTGCATTTAGAATTGGTCAGGACAAAAAAGTTTCTTGTATGTATCCTATTTATGACAACACGATAGAAAGAACTATATATGAACTGGTAAATAAGAAGAAGTCTGTGATAGATACCGTTATGGGTGATAATATTAATGAAGAAGATATTTTGGGTGAAATTTTAAGTGGTTTGTAAAAACCAACTTTTCCTTATATTTATATAGAAACAATTGTTATGGATAAAAAAGAATTCACGAAAAAACAACTTAAAAAACAGTTAACAACTTTAACTGAAGAAAAAAGTGTACGTTCTGAAACTGCACTAAAAAAAGATTTAAAAAACTCGTTTGACGCGTTAAAAAAATTAGACCAGGTTACTACAGGTCAAAAAATAGGTGATGTTACAATAACAAAAGCTATGAATAAAAAAATTAAGAACGCTAAAAGATATATAGAGGATTTATATGATAATATAACTGATGGTGAAATACAAGAAAAAGAACAGAACGAAGAAAACGAAGTAACTGAAAGAAATGAACACTCTGAAGGTTATGGAAAAATGTATAACGCTTTAGAAGGTATTAAAGAGGGTAAAGTTGTTAAAATTAATGAATCCACATTAAAAAGAATTGTAGAAAGAGTTATTAAAGAACAGGAGGTAACTGGTTTACCTATCGCATTTAAAAATAATGTTAGTGTAGAGGATTTAACAGAAGAACAATTAGAGGAACTATATGATTTCATTAGAATGGTTGAAAAATATAGACGGGAAAATCCAGAATAAGGGTTCAAAAAAATATATTTTATTAAAGGTCCTAACTTGGGCCTTTTTTAATGCCAACTTCCAAGTATTTATATAAAAAGGATTAATTATGCCAGCAACAATAGACCCAGCAAAAAGAGATAAATTATTTACCCAAATAAGACACATGTTGGGTGCTCCTTTAAGGGGTGTGGAGTTGGAAGACGAAATGTTAGACACAGCTTTAGAAATTTCAATTCTAGACTATGGACAATATGTACAGGATTGGTTAATAGAAAATCAATGGTCTTCTGTATACGGACAAGACTTATCCGTTATATCTTTAACTAACGCTTTTTTAACTAGAGACTTAGATTTTGAAACTTCATTTACTTACGCATACTCAAAGATAGTTGGTCTACAGGCTGGAGGACCGTATCAACTAAAACAAGACTACATCACATTATCAGCTGGTACACAAATTTATGAAATACCAGCTGGAAGAGAAATAAATGAAATTATGTGGTATAGTAGAGCTGAATTAAATGAATCTTTTATTGACCCATTTCTAGGTGCTTTTGGTGGTATGGGTGGTGGTATGGGTATGGGTGGTCCTGGTGGTTTCGCTCAAATGGGTATACAAGGCTCATACTTTTTAATGCCAGCTTTTGATATTCTTTTAAGAATGCAGGATAGAAACCTTAAAAATAGATTAATCGGTGGTGATTTAAGTTACAGGATAACTGCTGGGGCTGGTGGTGTACATGGACCAAAATATTTACACCTTTATAATGTTCCAGGTGGTAGATTTGATTTTGGGGATATTATGTACAATCAGGAACGTGTTTGGTATTGGTATTACGATTCAGGTCCGGAGAATAGAGATGATTGTTTAGACGCTAATAAAGATATAGTTTTACTACCTAGTGATGTAGATTTAGAAGAAATGACGTATACTAAATTGAATCCACCGGCACAAGCTTGGGTTAGAAGGTACTTTTTTGCCAAAGCTAAAGAAATGTTAGGTAGGGTTAGAGGTAAGTTCCAAGGTAATCTAAAAACACCAGATTCTGAGTTAACTATGGAGTATTCTGATTTATTATCGGAGTCTAAAGATGAGGTATCTAAGTTAATAGAAGAGTTAATGGCTCGACTTGAACGTTTAAGAAATGATAAAATGTTAGAAAGAAAAGCTCTAGAAGCTGAAAATTTAAATAAATCGTTAGGGTATCGACCTGTTAACCCTGGTTCTATATTCGTTATATAATATGCCTTTTTATACTAAAGTAGATTACTCAAGACAACTAAAACAACCGTCAGAAACTACGGCTAGAT